GCATAAATGCGAACGGTACAATTTCAATTTGACCTTCCGAAACCATTTTGTCTACTTTCTCTCTGTTATATAAAAGATATAGATTAGAATAGATAGGAGCTAACCATGGATCCATTTTTTCTTTTAAGTCACCAGGTAAGAAACCTATTTCTTCTTTAGCGACTGTAGGTCTAGTAATAATAATTCTTTCAGCATCTTTTTTAAATACTAAATCCAAAGCAACTTGACATGCTACTAATGTTTTACCACTACCAGCCATACCTCTTAATAATGTAACAGGGGTGTCTAAGATGACTTGTTTTGCTAACTTTTGCTCTTCATTTAATGTAAGTTTAAATGTAATTGGATTTTTAGGCTTACGTTTTTCTTTAAAAATCTGTTTAGCCTCTTCACTTCGGTTAAAGTCAGTCATATTTTTGTTTATTAATAAATATTAAAATAGAACAAAAAAGCCCAGATTTCTCTGGGCTTAATTGTTATAATTCTAAGTTATATTAGAGGGTGTTCAAACCGTTAATATACACTTTACCATAGAATTCAGGACGTAACATCTTCTTAGCATAGCGAGTCAACAGACCTTTACGTGGAGTGAAGGTGTTTGGATCGTAGATAAGAGGAGTCATGATCAAGGGAATGTAAGGAGCAAACACAGCACCTGCTTCCAAGAATTGCTTACCACGGAAACCAACTAAAATAGTGTTTTCAGTCATGTAAGGGTTCTTATAAACAGTGTAGCGGCTGTTGAATTGACCTGCTTTCTGTACACCAAATGCATATTCCATGTTTGAAGCTTCACCGTTGCTGTTAGCAGCGAATCCAGGGATAGACTCAATGATTGTAGCTACAGTTGGAGAAACTACCATGAAGTTAGCACCACCACGAAGGGTTAACTGGTGGATCTTGTTACTTAACTTTTGAAGTTTAGTACCGAGAGTTTGGAACCATTGACCTTGAGTGTTGTAGAAACCTAAGCTAGCAGTTGGGAGAGTTGAAGCACCCAAAGTAACGTTATTAATAGCGCTCCAGTATTCAATGTTAGTTGAAGGAACGTCTTGGATCAACATATCAAGGATTTCGAGGTCGATTTCCAATGAAATGTACTCACTCATGATGTTAGTCAATTCAGCTTCAGCATCCAAGTTTTGGTATGCGTTCAAATCCTGAGCGAATTCAGGAGTCCATACAGCCTTTAACTTTTTAGTCTTAGCTGTGATGGCTTGAGATTGCATAGAAATGTTAATTTCTGGGATGGCAATTGTAGTAGCCGATTGAGCATTCGGAGTAGAGTAAGTAGGTAATGCTTGAGTTGTTGGGTCTTCGAAATCACCACGAGCATTATCAGCAGTTCTCTTTTGATAGTATACGTTGTAGCTACCACCAGCTGCAGTAGCAGTTGAGGCAGTGATGAAGAAGGTAATGTTACCATTTACAATATCCAACTGAGTAAATGCTGGGAGAGCAATTGAGGCATCAATACTAGAACCGCTAATGATAAATCCGCGGATAGCATCTATATCAAAGTTAGGGATACTTGAAGTGGGTACAGTTAAAGCTTTAATTTCACCAGCAGCTACAGAAGCAGACAATGATGAATCGTAGTTTACTTGAGCCCAAGAACCTGAAGAGATTTTAAGGGTAGCGGCGGTAGGTTGTGATGCTAAAGTTTGAGCTACAGAAGCAGTTTGGTTAGTAGAGTAAGTAAAACGACCAGCGCCATACAAACCACCAACTGCATCAGGTGTAGCGAATGGGTATTGACCACCAGTGTTACGATTACCGTACATTGAACCACCTGAAGTGAATGGAGTCTTAGCAGTACCGTACTGGAAATCCAAGAAGAATACCAGACCTGAAGGCAAGTTCATTGGTTGAACGCTAACGAATTCTTTCGCTGCGATTTGACCAAATACCTTACGTACTAAAGGTAATGCGATTCCAGCCCAGTTTTCACCAGATCCTACTGAGAATGAAGCACCAGTTCCAGTTGAAGAAGCTTCAACTACGAGTTGCTTTGCTTGGTTTTCCAACATCAAAGCCATGTTGTTCTTGTTGATGTCTTCACCGAGACCTTCCAAAAGGCCGGTTTTTTCCCACTTACCAGCTAATTTAGCTGCATCACTCTGAAGTGATCTCCATGGGTTGGCAGACTCAACTAATTGTTGAATTGTTTCCATAATTTAAAAAAAAATTGTTTTTGTTAATGTTAATTTTTACTTTTTGAGGCCTGCGAGTTGCTGCATACGAGCAAATGCGCCATTAACCTCGATAATTGGTTGTTTAGGGGTAGCAGTTGAAATTGTCTTAGAAGCTGATCCTAATGATTCTTTAATTGGGTTCTTTTTAGCTGTAGTAGCTTTTAAAGACTCAGTTAAAGTTTCGAATACGAGCTTAACTTCTTTAACACTTTCTGCTTTGTCAAACGTGTTTAAAACCTTAATTTTTTCTGATTCGGTGAGATTTTTAGCTTTGAAGATCTTGTTGGTATAAAGCAACTTAGCATTTAACAGATTAACTTCGTTGAGTTCGTTGCGGAGCTCATAGATAGTTTCTTCCATTTCTTTAGAACCAGCTTCTGGGGTGTCTTTAGCTTTCTTTTCAAGTTCGCTTTTAATCTTTTGAGCGGCGAGCTTTGCTTTACCAGCCTCAAGACCAGCTAAAACTCCAACGCTGCCAAGTACACCTAAGATAGCTTTAAGAGCAGCCCCAACAGGAATATAATCGCTAGTCCAGTCACCTGACCCTAAAGCAGTCATCAGGTCAGCTACTGGGTTTTCGTTTATGGTTTCTTTGTCTTCCATTTCAGCTAAGATTTCATCAATATCGATTTCTTCTTCGCTTTCCATGTCTTCCATGTCATCCATATCTTCCATGTCACCCATGTCGTCCATATCTTCCATGTCTTCACCTTCACCTGACATAAGTTTGCCAGATGCAATCATGTCGTCAATAACCTGGGCGATGAGTTCTTCAATTTCTTCGTCAGACATTTCTTCAAGCATTAGCTCTTCGTCTAATTGCTCTTCGTACATGCCTTCTTCTTCCATTGATAAATCATCACCTTCTTCTAACTCAGCAAGAAGTTCTTCTAAATTGAATGTTTCTTCCAATTCAGGTTCTTCACTGTAGTTTTCTTCTAGCTCTTTTTCGTTTTCTGCCTCTTCTAATTCAAACTCATTTAACTGTTCAGCAAATGAAGCCATTAGAGTAGGAGTGAAAGCTTCTTCAAGAGCTACCTTTGCGCTTGCGATTGCTGTTTCTTTAATGGTTTTAGCATCAGCAATGCATTCTTTTAGCATTTCTCTGTTCATTGTCCTCAAATAATTTTGTTTTGGAAATACGTTTAATAGAAAACGTAATAGATTTTGTTAACTAATTAATGCTACATAAGGGGAAAGGGTAGCATATTTGCATATACATATATGTGTAGATACGTAAAGTCGCTTTTAAAAAAAGAAATGCCTCACTTTTGTGAGGCATCAGTCTTAAAATGCTATTTTAAGGGGGGTTATTTCTGCTTTAATTCCTTAGCTGTAGCAGCACTCATTTTTTTAGCATTTTCGTTTATTTGCTTTTCGACTGAAGTGGAAATGGTGGCAACTAATTTGTTGAGCTCGTTTTCTAGAGGACCGGAGTTGTATTGGGTACCCATTTTGTTAAGGAGTTCTTTTAGATGTTTAATTTCAGTACCAATTGTGTGTTTACACTTAGATACTTTATCCTTAATATCATTTAATTCTTTAGTAGATTGTATAAGCATAATGTTTTATTTTAGAATATGGGACATGTTCCATTAGCACAAAGTATATCTGTAATAGTGGAATTAACTTTAGCATATTGATTATATGAGTTAAATATTTTAGATTCATTCATCATACCTCTTTCTTTCATATATGAGCCGGGGTTGGAGGGTGTTGATACAAAGTCCCAACATAATAATTCAAAATCATCTTGTACTTCCATTAACTCACCCATTTGTTTTAATGAACCCATACCACGTGATGATACACCCACTGGGATGTTATTTTGGAATAAAGCGGCTAATATATTACCTGAGGGTGTAGGTAGGATTTCTATTGCTCCTAGTACATGGTCTCCATCCCACCATATTTTTTTGATGTTATGGGATACATTTTTTAGGTTAATGATAGAAGAATCGGGGTGATCTAATTCACCTAATGCTCTATTAGCATTAACACTTTCCATATACTTATTAATTTCTCTTTCCCATAAATCTTTTGAGTAATAACGACCATTACCGTTTTTTACTTCGGCAGTGGCTAATATTCCTTCAACTAAAGGATTACCAGTTGAAGATTTTCCTTCAATTAGTTTAACAGGTTTAGCTGTAAAGGTTTGGGTTTCTATAAGTACTTGTTTCATAATTATACTCCTAAGTGTTTACTTAGTTCACTAATAAATGGTTGATAATTGTGTTCACCATATTGATCAATCAAAACTTTAGCTACAGCAGTAGCAAATATTTCATAACTTAATGAGTCACCAACACTTTCAATAGCTTGATCTATTTTACTAGCTAATTGATCTGATGGGGATTGAGCATTAGAAAGTTCTTCTAAAATTATTTGTTTTAGTTCTGCTCTAGTCATATTATTATTATTTAGCGGCTTGAGATTTCCACATTGCAGCAGCAGCTACTTTTTCACCTGCTTCTTTTGAACCATATTGTTTTTCAGCAGCTTTAGCTACTTTTTTAAATCCTTTGCCTTTTTTACCTATATCTTTTCCAGCGTGTGCTTTTTTAGAAATTGCTGATTTTTCTTTTTTAGTTAAACCAGCTGATGGTTTTTTAGCTTCGGTTGTGTTTTTACGTCTTGCTAATTCTGTTTTAGCCATTTGTATTTCTTCTTCATTACCCTTAAATCTTGATAGATTTATAATCATATCGGCAATTGCATCATCTGAGTATTCTGAGAAGTTATTGGTTGAGGTTTCGGCTAATACTTCTTTAACTAGTAAATAAATTTGAGAGCGCAATACTGATTCTTTTAAATCACCATAGCCTGAAGATTTGTGTTTGCCTTTAGCTTCTTTTGGGGTGCCTAATCCAGGAGCATCAGTAATGTATCCTAAGCCTTTAACACCAAATTGACCATCTTTAACATAGTAATTCATGTCTTTAGCTAAGTTTTTAGCTACAATTGCTCTTAATTCTTCAACATCTTTATCAGCGTTTTTAGGATCCTTCATTTCAGCATAGTATCCCTTTAAGAATTCTTGACCAAATACGTTATCGTAGTTTTTAGGATCCTTATAGTCGTAACCTCGTGTTGCCATATCGGTTACGTCTTTAGTAGTTTCTTTTTCTACAGCTTTAACTTCTTTAGCCTCTTTAAGTTTACCTATGTTAGGTAAAGTATGCTTAGCATCTTTTTCCTCTTCATGGCGCTTAATCATTTCTTTATACTTTTCATCATCGTCATCTTCTTCTTCATCTTCATCATCTTTCTTTTCTTTAAGCTTTTCCATGTTCTCATTAAAGATAGCATGCCAATCTTGCTTTTTACCTGTAGTGACTACACCACCAATACCTTCAGATAAGATACTTTTATTCTTTAATACAGTAATAGTATCACTATATGATAATACTGGAGTAATGAGGTCTGGGAAATTATAGCGAGCAAGTTTCATAAAGTATGCTTTGTCGCCTTTACCTTCTTTAATAAGGTTATATTGTGCCTGGAGTGTTTTCATTTGATTTTAGTAATGTTAAAATATCTTCTAGGTTGTCTTTAATTAAGTCTGTACTGTAAAGAACCTTATAGCTAGGTTCTTGTTCGTAACTTTGTTGTGTTTCTAATTTAGCGCGTTTAAGACGTTCAATTATAGCTTTTAAGTTATCTTCTATAATGTCAAAGTCTAATAAGCGTTTAGTAATGAATTTTTTTAATTTTTCATTATCTGTGTTTAAACCCGACACAAATGTTTCTATGTCAAATTTAGAATTTTCTTCCCATAAATGTTTTACATCAATACCGTGGGCGGCTTTATTTAGTTTTTTTTGGTTTACAGGTTTAAAGCCAAGTTTATAATAATAATTTTTTGCTTTACCAGCGACTGGGGTAGAATAATTTTCACCTTCACCTGCCGCAAAGGAAGCACCAGTGCCAGTAGCACTAGTTTCCTGTAGGTGTTTCATAATAAGTTCTTTTATTCGTTCCTTGGTAATCATTTTACTGTTTCTAGTTCTTCAACTAATTGATAATGTTGAAGAAGATTAATTAAATGATCATCATTAACCTTATCTGTTTTACCTAAACTTGGTAAAATATTTACAACTTCATTTACTTTTATTTGAATAGCTCTATTAGTAACTTTTTTATTTAAAGTCAATAAAGTATTTTTAAGTTCGGTTATTTTAGTATTGTAGAATTCTCTTAATTTAGGTGTATTGTCAACACTATTAATAAATTCTTTTAATACTAATTTTTGATTCGGATTTAAATCAGCATACTTATCATTAAATTTTTCTAATAATACTCTATATGCTAATACTCGAATATCTTTATCTTGGTTTTTAAATTCTTCTAAAATGTTATCCTTAACTTCTTGTTTATTAATATTAGAATTAGTTAAGTATTCTAAAAGAACAGTTTTATTTTCTATAATTTGGTTAGGATTAGACAGATTTTCACTGTTGTATACTTCTAGAAGTGTAAATATAGCAGCTTGTGCTTTGTAGTTTGGTAACTTAGTTTTAAAAAACTCTTCTAAATTATAATGATTTTTAATCTCCTTAATCAGATTATATTTTTGTCTTTTTAAAACAGAACGATTTAAATGCTTAGAACTCTCTACAATAGTACTAACTACCATGTCTGCTTTAGCTTCACTAGTATTAATGTGCTTAAAAAAGCTCTCGTATAGTCTATACTCTCGCCCTAATTCAGTTTTAGTAAAATATTTTTTTAAAATATTAACAGCTGGGGAGTTTTCAGCTCCTGATAAAGTATCGGCTGTAATTTGTCTTACTAACAATTCAAAAAGGATACCAGTATTTTTATACTTTGAATGTTTTATAATCATTCTAAAATAATATTTTAATTATAAATATATATAGGGATATTATTCTCGTATTTGAGATTCGTCTAATAGTGAAGATTCTTCTTTCTTAATAGACAATTTTTTATCCAAAGATTCTAATAAAGTTTTGTTTTTAAGTTGAGTTTCTAATGCTAATGGTGAGCCACCCTTAAAATTATTTTTTAAAGATCCATCTTCACCTGTGGCATCTCCCTTCTTCATACCCATATTACCTAATCTGTCTTTACCGAATATATTATTTTGAGTATTAATATTAGATGCTTTTTCTTCAGGACGGCCCAAAGGCTCATCTTTATCATAACCATCAGGCACTCCAATACCATTTCTTCCAGTACCGTACAATGCTGCTAAATCGTGAGGTGTACCATATGACTTACCTGATTCAAGTGGATCGTTACCTTCGTTTTCAATTTGTTTAAATCTGAAAGTGCGTTTTTGATCTTCAGCAATTAAGTCTCTGTACTCATCGTATTGATCCTGGCTGAGGTGGAATACATTATCGTAAATCCAGTCTGTGGGGAGCAATTTAACTTCCATAAGACTGCGAGCTAAATCAACTTTTTCTTTCATCAATGCAATTCTTTCTTGATCATAAATGATAGAAGGGGTTGTTAATGATAATTCAAAATTTGTTAATTGTTCGTTTCTATAACCTTGAGTATATAAGTGAACTAATGCTATTTTATTTAACTCCGAAAGTATAATACGTTGAATGCGATCAATTGTACGAGCAAAACGAATATCTTCAGCTGCTAGAGTAGCCTTACCGGTTAAGTCTTTTTCATAACCCATAAACGCTTTAGGTACCTTTAAAGCAGCAAACAATTTATCTCTTAAGTAAATTACATCATCAATTGCAGTATAATCTAAACCTTTAGTAGTATCAATCTTAGTAGTTGTATCATTACCACGAATAGGAATAAAAAAGTCTTCTAGTGAGTTTTGTAAGTTATACTTTAAATTGTATTCACCAGTATTAGGATCCATAAATGGGGTTCTCTTCATCTGAGTAATAGTTTTCTGCATGAAGTTTTCTACCTCGTTTGGTGGGATAGAACCTACGTTAACATAAAATACTCGTTTTTCCGGGGCACGAACAATGCGGTGAATCAACATTGCATCTTCCATCAACACATATTGCTTAAACAACTTACGAGCAGGTTCAAGGTATGAACGACCATAAGGCAAATAATTCACATCAGTGATTAGTCTGAAGTGGGCCATTTCATAGTTGTCAAAATATGTTGACGTGTCGTTTTTATTTGTACTGTAAGTACCTTGTCCTGTTACACCATAAAATCCTGTAGCACCACCTGAGAATCCGTCTGGACTGAATCTGTATCTTACTTCAGCTGGGTTTTTAGGGTCGTAATGCTCTTCTCTCATGATGTGGTAAGCAGTAAATGGAATAACATTATATACTCCAAATTTTTCTGCAATTTCTAATTTTAAGAAGAAATCACCATACTTACACATTTGGCGAATCCAAGACCAAAGATTAAATTCGATGTTTAATACATCATAAAATAAATTATATAAGATTTTCTGCGTGTCTTCGTCGCTACTTCTGATTTGAAGTACCTCACCCATATCGTTCTTGAGAGTACATTCGTCTGCGATTATATCCAAAGCAGATGCGATAATAGCGTCAGTATCCATTGCATCATAGTCTGAGTAGACTTGGGTGCGAAGGTATCTCCAGTTAAGATTTAATTGGGCACCATACAATGAGGTGCTATTACTAGAATAAATGCGGTTAAATCTGTCTACTAAAGCATTTGTTTGAAATTCACCGGTTGCTTGGATGCTGTTTACATCCATTACTTTGAGCTGATTACCACCAGCATTACGAATTATTACATCTGTTGAGAATAATTTCCTTAATCTTGAAAAAACACTTGTATCAGCCATTTAAATTAAATTATATATAATAAATATTATAGTAACCAGCTTATATTTTCATCCTGTCCACCAATGTTCATTTGGTAAGGATTAGGTTTACCATTCATAGTAAAATTCCCTTGAGTATTAGGTCTAATAGTAGCCATATTACTCAGTGTGGCACGGGTTAAGTCTAAACCCTGGGATCTGAATTTTAAAGCGGTATCTCGAACATACATCCCTGTAGCGAAACTCATAACTAAATCATCATTATAGCCGGATTGTGCTTCAGGTCTACCATTTCTCCAAATAAACACCTTCATTTCTTCTAAAAGGCGTTTAGATTGAATAGTTACACTTTTATCACCAACGTATTCCCTAAACTTATTAACTACCAAAGGTCTTGTCCTCATAGACATTGTAAACCCAGGGATCATTTTTGAAGGATCATCTGTTCTTTCTAAATAAGTTTCAGCATTTAATGCTTCACTTTTTGGAGAATAATACAAATTTCTATATCCTCTTTCTAAAATAGCATCTAAAGTAGCCCAACCAATGTTGTTGTTTTCTACTACTAACAATGCTTCATTATATTCAGTTGCTATACCACACAACAAATAACCAAATTCTTTTGGTGATATTTGACTTTTATACTCAGCAACTTGTGTATTTGATTCTAAATCAATTACGTGAAATGCAGAAGAATCTTTACCATCACCTCGAGCTACGTCTGCTACTACCATGTAATTTCTAGTGTAATCCGGAGATTCCCATACCCATAAATTATGATCTACTCCGCGTCTTTCCAAGGGATCTTTGATATGAGTTGCTAAAATAAATTCTAGTTGTTCTGGGTAGAATACAACATCACCTGATGTATTAAAGTCACAATCACATTCTTGGGCTGCTAATCTTGGGTCTCCCAGGTATTCATCTTGTTTTTTCCTCCAAGCTTCATCACGTTCAGGGTGAACATACCAAGGAAGTTTAATAGGTAAGAAATCATTATCCTGTGCTTCTGCTCTAACCCATGTTTGGTGAAACCAGTTACCTGTACCAAACGGAGTAGACAATACGATTGCTCCACCACCAGTTGCTAATGTTTGTTGAGCAGAAGCCCATATTTCACCAATTCCTTCAATGAATGCAGCCTCGTCAATTAACAAAAGTGATACGGCTTCGGATCGACCTGCATCGGCGGCGGCTGAAACTGCTTTAATTTGAGAACCATTACTTAATCGTAATGTTAATTTATTATTTTCGTCTGCAGGTACTTTTAACCAAGAAGGTAAATTTTCAAACATGAATTTTACTTTCGTAACCATGTTTTTAGCTGTTTCCTGCTTAGTAGCAATACAAAGGACGTTTTTATCCTGTTGAAACAACATTATCCACAATGAATAACCGGCTGTTAAGGTTGAAATACCTAACTGTCTAGATTTAAGTACTATGTTGTATGGATTGTCTCTCCATAATCGTAGTACTTTTTCTTGGAAGGGGTATAGGTTAAATTGAATTCTACCTCGTGTTGGGTGTTGAATGTAACAGTATTTTTTCATAAAGTGAGCCGGGTCTTGGGCGCACTTTAAGTATTCATCCCTTATTATTTGTTTTAAGTCTTGAGACATAACTAATTAGTAGAATTATTTACTTCCAGGAGCAACCATAACACTTCCTTTTGGGCCAGTAACTGTAACAGGTTGTTTAGATTTATTAGCAGTAGTAATAGCAGTTACAGCTGTCTTATCAGCATTCTGTACTCCGGCTCCGGCTAAATCATCTTGAACTTTTTCATTTAATAATTCAACAATAGTATCTTCTATTTGTTTTTTTAATTCTGAGCGTTTCATAGTATAGTTTTGGGTATAAATATCAAAAACCTAAGTAATATTTAACCTGCTCGATTCTCTGTTCAGTAGTACCTGAAATGATGCCAAAATTTGTTATATATGGTAATGCTTCTTTAACAGCATGTTTAATAGTAAGATCAATACGGTTACGATAATCAGCATTAGTTGTTCTAACACCGTTATCTTCAATTTTAACTCCTACAGGTGATACATAGAATATATAATCATATTCAGGAATGAAAGCAGAAGCATAATTGATAAATTCTTCTTTTTGATCCTCATCAATTGACTCAGCACAATGAGCAAATGCCATTACATCAATTACTGTTCTATCAGTAATAACATTTTCTCTCATTAGTTCAGAACAACGTTCAGCTAAGAATATTGTTTGGCCTTTTAATGTACTATCAGTGTTTAATGGAATACCTAAATCACGTAAGTATTTACTACGTTCAGTAGCAAAGAAATAATCTTTAAATTCAGGTAATTCTTTTAAAGCATGTACTAGTGTTGATTTGCCAACACTCATTGTTCCAGTAAATCCTATTTTCATATTAGTAATATAATAAAAAAGGCTTGCAAGTGCAAGCCTAATTTGAAGTATGTTTTTAAGTATTAAGATATTTTTTCAAAATATTCTTCTTTAAAAGGAACATCATTCCCTTCCTCATCTTCAAATTTACCATGACCTGCCCATCCTTCAGTACCTTTAGATATATAAAGTTCTGTACCTTCATATTCACTAGGATCATCATATCCTTCAGCGTGGGGTATTACTCTACCTTTAGGTCCAGGATAGTCACTATTTTGTTCAATATAATACCAATCTACTTTGGATTTATGGGTTGGGTTATTTTCGTTTTCAGTTAATTGCTTAAATTGACCTTCAGTAATAATAACAGCCATTTTTTGCATTTTAAGAAACTCTTTATTCATTGTCTTTTATTATTTAAATTAGTATGTTTTAATATAAATATCAAAAAAAAAACTAAGATCGTGATCCTTTACCTATGCTACTCTTAAACCAAGGCAATCCAACCCCATCACGTTTTGCTTTATAATGACTGTCTTTATCATGTTGGAAACCATTAATATAATATTCTTTTTTACCATTTGGATGGATTATAGCTGGTCCTTCCCAGTTGTGTAATTTTCCATCTTTCATGTAACGGACTGTACCATCTGTTGATGTGTACTTTTTGGTTTCCAATGTTGGGTCTAGTTGATACTTTTTTATTTCTTCCATATGTTATTTATTTATTACCTAAATATAACATCACTTTCCGGCGAAGCCAAATAAGTGGTGTCAGATATTCTCCAAATAATCCAAGAAGTTTTTGTATACTAAACGGTTCACAGGTCGAGAGTTATGTATAGCTTCTTTCAACAACTGTGTCATGTCTTGTTCTTTTGATTCAGTTAATAACATTTTAAAATCATTTAAAACTGTTTCTGCTATTAATGTGTTATCACTGTCATCTCCGTAATCTTCAAGATCATTAAGATATAACTGGATGTATTCGTTGATGTTATTTTTTGAGTACTTCATATATAAGTTTTTTTAG